CCGCCTGCAGAACTTGATCCAGCTCCTCTGTAGGCAGATGGTTCCATCCTTGATCAAGGCAGGTTTTATTCTCTCTCATAGCAATCCCCCCTTTATTTCTTTCGTTCCTGCCAAATTTCCAGAATACACGCTATTCTGGAAATAAATTCACTATTTGTCGGTTTATTTATCACGTCGCGGCCATCATACGAGAAATACCAATTCCACGCCTTCTTGCTGCCGTGCCTCCACGCCATTTTGATTGCTTCCCTAATAGACTGCTCCACCAACTCTTCCGAGTTCTGCTTATAGTGGAGGGAGATTTCCAAGTATATATCTTTTGCTAAAGCACGAGTTGGGTCTTTGTGTTGTAGGTCAATCGCCTCTTTAAGAAACTCAAAACCAACACATTTTGTTGGCACACCCAGTTCCATTAAAACTACAACAATTGCTCCGCGAAAATTGTAACGGTTTAAATGCCGTTCCAACAACTCGATATGGCGCAAAGTTTTCTCTATTGTGCTCTCCATATAGAGCCCCCTCTCTGTAGCAATTATTACACATAAAAATGTCTTTGTCCATCGAAATTTGTCAAATATACTTTACATTTCCGTAATAACAACAAAAAATACCCCCTCCCGGGCCGAAATAGCCCAAGAGGGGGTTATGTTATTCTTCTGTCTGTTCACCTGTCTGAGAGCTCCCCAGCTTGTCCACAGTACCAAGGCTAACCTTCAGCATTTTAGTGAGCCAATCCGGGACCGAGGCGCCCAGTTTCACAGCATTCTCCAGAATACTGCCTAATTCCGTAATGATGTACCAAGCGAGCACCATGGGCAACAGCAAGCCAGTGTAAGTAATGCCCAGATGTAAATTCTCGCAAGCAACTGCCAGCACGATATCCGCAATTCCCGCTACCAGAACCACTATCAACATACCGGCTTTGTGCCACAGCCCGGTTCGTGCCTTGGCGCTACACCAATCACCCGACTTGCAAGCGGCGCAGGTCCCGCTGATGTAATCCAGCAGCATAACAGCAATCCATGCAACCAGCATAATTCCCTTCCAACCCAAAATGGTACCCAGAGCAGTACACCCGGCGACAATGGCCGTTTTAATCGCTAACATTTTTTCTTCCACCTGTAATTCCTCCTTTATACCCCAAGCAGCTTTGCCCAGGTTTTGGGACCACAGGAACCATCTGCTTCCAGCCCCATTTTCTTTTGGTACTGCTTCACTGCAGCTTCCGTTTTGGAACCGAAGGAGCCATATTTCTTCGAATCCATTTTGCCCTTGCAGCCATTTGCCTCCAGCAGCTGCTGCATCGCTTTCACATCGGCGCCGCTGGCACCGTTTTTCAATACTCGAACATTCACTTCACAATAGACCTCCTTATTATCGTCAGTATCGGTTTTCTTTTTCAGTCCCGCCACCTGGGCAATGGCCTCCATTGTTGCATATCCCATCTTCTTGGAATACGCGGGGTCAATAATGACAGGGGCATCGGTAGAACTATCCATAAACCCATACTCGGTCAGAACTGCCGGCATCTTAGTGTACTTAAGAACGTGATAGTTCTTCTCCTTTTTAGGGGTAGCCCTGTTACCCTTCAATCCGTCATTCTCAAGACAACACTCATAGATGGCATTCATATATTCTTTAGAGTTATCCTTGGGATCAACTCTGATGAAAATAGTAATACCTCCACCTTTACCTTCGTTAACGCCACCGTTATGGTGTACGGATTGGTAAAAGTCTGCTCCTGCTTCATTTGCTTTGTCACATCTTGCTTGCAGGCCTACAAGGGTTTTTCCTGTAGGATCATCTACACGGATAACTTTTACATCTTGGTACTGCTTAGATGCTTCTTCGATGGCTAAAGCTACCCGATTGTTCAACTCCCATTCTCTTGTTTGGTTCTTGTCGAATTTCTTGGATACTCTTCTGCCTGCGGTCTTTTGATAATGGCCGGCATCAATCGCTAATATAAACACAGTTATTCTCCTTCCTTGCCTTATTCCCCAATAAGTGTAAATGTGCCATCGCTATTGGTTTTCCAAGCGATTTTTTTCGTAACAATATTCCCGGAAGTGTCTTTACAGGTAATTGCCGGGTCTCCGTCTTCGTCAAGATCAAAGGCAAACTTTACAGTTGGAACATACCCGGTCAAGTCCACCACTTGGATGCCATCTGCCCCCATTTCAAGGCGTGTAGCAAGATTGCTGTCCTCTAGTCGTGTCATTCTGAATACCGGATAACCTTCGTATTCTGTAGTGGCTTCAATCAAAATATTTTTATCCTGGTGCAGCCTAAAAATGCCACCCAATATCTCCATAGAACCGCCGGTAGTGTCCTTTGATACGACAGTTTCCGCAATCAAATTGATAACCTTCACGATAGCAGCATCAATATTACCACTTTTAAGGTAGCTGGCATTGATATAGATTTGTCCATCGTCACCCTTGTAAATGCCTTGCAATGCGCCGTTTTCGGTAAGGAGATTAAATACTTCTTCCGGTGTCAGTTTTGCGGAAGCATTATCCGCCAAGGCTTTTGCTGCTTCTGCGGTTTGCCGGGCATCGGTGGCGACACCCATAATTTCCGCAAAACTTTGCTCAAAGTTGTACTTTCGCTCCAAATCGGCTGGGGTTCTTGCTGCCGTTCTGTCTTGTTTTGAACTCATTTTATTCGCTCCTTTCAAAAGAAAGAGGACTGCTGCCAGTCCTCTTAATCCCTCGATATAGTTCCGTCAGAAGAAACAGTAAAACCTAACTCTTTCAAGATGGTTTCCATTTCTTCATAGGAGATGTCCTCTCTGTTGTTCAGGTATTCTACAATTTCCATATTGTAGGTGTCGTCAGAGGGATATTCGCTCTTGAACAGGATAATCTTTTCACCGTAGTCAGCATCGAGATTATTGATATAATCGATTACCTTATCTTTTCTGCTGCCGCTGATAGATTTTCCTTCTGCGTCCTTATCCGCTTTGAGATCGTTCAGGTCACTTGCGTATTTCCTGTAAGTCATTAGATCGCTTGCTACCGCCTTTGACAAAGTAAACTTCTCAGGATTTTGGTAAGCCCACGAATAGGCATCTTTGGTATCATCGTCAAAGTTTTGGTAGTCTTCCACGGAGATACCGTTTGCTTCGAGGAACTTGTACTTTTCAGGATATTTCTTTGCGTAGTTGTATTCCTCAAGACCATCGTACTTGTCCCAATCTGCCATATCGATAGGCTCTTTCCGGTCAGAAAGATTATTAGCAAGGATGTTCTGCTTCCGGATCGGCAAATCCAGAGAATCGATGTATGCCAGCTTTTCGCCCAAAGTGTCCTTGCCCTTCAAGCCTTCTCTGTAATCCCAATAATCTCTAATGGGAATATCGACATCCTTGTATTCTTGAATCTGCTTCGGCTTCAACGGAGCAATATCATTATCGAAATAATATCTTGCATTCTCTGAAGCGTACTGACCAAAGATGGCTGCCTGAACTTTATTGCCAAGAGTATCTTCTACAGGGAATCTCAACTTGCCGCTACTGGTATAAGAGCCTGCTACCGGGTGATCTTCACTGAACATACCCAAGCCTTCGATAGACTTTTTGATTTGTCCACCGCCTACAGGCAACGCCAGATAGTACAAAGGCTTTAGCAACTCTTTAGCTTGGAATTCGCCATTGACGGAATCGTTAATGATGGTCTTGAAATCGCCCCCATAAGGGAGTGCGGAAGACAAGGGAATACGACCACCGCCCAACAAGCCACCCACAAAAGGCACATCTTGGATGATATTTTCACCCAAGCCAAGCAGTGCATCTTTTACATTGTCCTCGTCCTCTTCATCGTCATCATCACCCACACCCAAATCTCTCAGCAAGTCCTCAATGATCCCCATAGGATCAAAGGCGGCATCTCTGCCAACCAATGAGGAATAAACCGCATTGTACAGGTAAGCACCCAGAAATGCTGTAGCGTAGCCCTTGACGATCCTTAACGGACTTTTAGAATCTTTGACAACATCATCGAACATATAGCCGTACTGGTTTGCAACTTCCAACTGGAAAGCTGTGAATATCTTCGTGAGAGGATTCTTCTCATCAAAGATAGTCGGCATATTACCTCTGGAACGACCAGCCATAAGATTCTTGGCAAATTGGTCTGCATCCTTGATCGCCTGAGATTCGCTCATGCCTTCCTTCAGGTTTTGCAGGTACTTGGAACGCCACACAGTCTGTGAAGTGATGCTGTCAATGACATTCATCATAAACGCAGCCTTATCCGTTACCTTATCCCATCCGGTCTGATAGAGAGCTTCTTCCTCTATCAATCTGTTAGTCAAGTAATCGGATTTCTCGATCATCCCATCATCCTTGACAACGGAGCGGACATAATCGCCAAGACCTCTCAAAGTAAAGACAGGGGAAACCTGATGCCAAGACTGAACCATAGGAATGAAGTTTGTCAGTGCAGACGAGAAACTGCCAACAACCATATTCGCATTGATACGATTGTTTAGATTTGTCATAACAGAATAGATTTTTCTGCTTGTTTTATCTTCAATCTCTCGATCTCCGGCAGCCTTTTTGTTGGCAAGAGTATTTGTTCTGTTCATCAGTTCACGAACAAGACCGCTCAGCGGATTGCTCGCTTCTGCCAGAACTCCGTCAATCAATGCCTGTGCTTCGTCAGCATCGTAGTCTTCGTTGGCTTTGATTTCATCGATCCTAGCCTTTACACCTTCCTCACTATGAATGTACCGCAGATGATTTTCCAAAGCTCTCCGGCTCTGCAGATCGTCAATGTGGTAAATCCAGTCCAAAGCACCATGAATGTAGGTATCTAAGCCTTGATACAATGAGTAATCTGTGGTATCGCCCTTTCTCTGCTTGTTAAAGGACTGCCAGCTTCTTTGTGGCGTAAACATTTCCGTCAATCCAGCAATGCTTGTGGGGATTTCATTATCTACAGGCTTCCAGTTAAGAAGTTTCTGCAACCAATTCTGTTTAGGATTGGTGAAGTGGGGGAAGTAACCCTGTCTATAAGGAAGTTCCTTAAAGCCTTGCTCTCTCAATGCCTTATTTACACGGACGATTAGATCATCAAAGGTCTTTCTAGCTTCTGTGATGGCTGTGTTAACCTTCTTGACATCGATTTTACCCTTGTGCTTATTGTAATAATCCTTAACAAGATCCTCGGTGAGTGTGGTTTCGGGATTATGCCTAAATTCGCCAAGCATGTGGGCGTAGGTATCTTCGACATGATTGAGCTTCAGTTTCTGGAAGACTTCTTTCAGCTTTACACTTTCTCTCTTCAGCAGAGCTTCGTTGTGATCGTACTTGGTTTCCAATTCATCGTAGATTCTGTCTGCAAGCGCAATATCAGGATTGCCGTTAGCATCCCTGACAACTCTGCGCAGGATTCTCCGCAATGTCTTAGTCTTGTACGAAAGACCCAAAGCCATATCCTTCCATGTGGAAGTATCGCCCAAGAGGTTTCTCCACTTTTCTGTGTGCTGCTCCATCTTGGTCTGTCGCTGTGCAGCAGTCTTGGCTTCCTTGGTATTCAGCTTCTCAATTCTCTTTCCAAGGTCGCTGATCCGCTTCGCATAGTCAGCGTCCACATTTGCCTTCATGCGCTTAACTCTTTCGATGCGTCTCAGAAGATCATGCGCACCCAGAGTGTTCTTGTTCTTCTTGGCATCGTACTCAGCCTGAAGTCTAGCAATCTCCTGATCATAGTCGGCAATAGATTGCTCACGCAACCGCTGATTTTCAGCAAGCTCGTTCTGATAGTTAGTCAGCTTCTTCGCAAGCCGTTCATTTGCTGTTGTAGGCTCACCAGCTTCTACAGGAGCGACTTTCTCTTCTGCCTTGACATTCTCTGCTATCGGTGCAATATCATCTACAGGAGCTGTCTGCGCAACAGGAGCAACACCCACAGGAGCAATATCATCTTCGACAGGGGGAGCGTACTGGTCGGCATTCCGCATCAGACTGTTAAAGCCTTCTCTGCTGGACTTATTAGCCGCCTTTTCCTTCTGCGTCTGCTGATACTCGGTAACGCCATTTGTAACGGCATCCACCACATCCCAAATCACATCGTCCGGCAAATCCATTTCAACACTGGTTTCTGCATCCATATTAGCTACATCCACCATCTGCATAAACTGGTCTGTAGGACTGATAATGCTTTCAGGGAACAGGTGAGGATAGAGGGAATTTAGCTCATGGTACAGAACATCAACATCTGTACCTTCATTGGAGAAGCGGATTCTTCCACGGTTCTTTCTCATAAGATGCGCATAGTCGGCAATCTCTTTTTTGATAGAATCGGAAACAAAAAGACCGTTAGTCCGCAAATAAGTCTTTGCGTCCTTAACAGTCTCATCAAATTCACTCTCCGTATATGTGCCAAACTTCTCTTTAATATCTCTGAACAACTGCTCTCTGTCCGGAAATTCGCTCTTGCTGTATTCCTCGATCAGCATGTGTACATCGTACATCTGCTTGTTGGAAAGACCTAGCTGGGATCTTACCTCTCTGGCAATCTCTGTAGCTGCCTTCTTGGTCAGAGGTACGGTATCGGCTCTATTGAGCCATTCTGCATCGCTTTCCGGGGGAACATCGGCATCATTCAGGCTGTCCAATCTGTCAGCGTCCATTGTGGCTGCTTCCTGTTCCAGCTCTTCGATCCTTGTCATTACCGCATCATACTCAGCACTAACCTTCGCCCAGGCATCCATATCTTCTGTGGAGATTGCTTCCTGCATCCGGTTTTCCAATACTTCTTTCTGTTGCAGAAGATTGTCAAGTTCAGCATCCAGGGGAGCAAGGTTATCAGGGAACATTTCAGATACAGGTGCAGTTTCCGTTTCCTGAGTAACCGTGTTTTCCTCGGCAACTGGCACAATTCCCTCAAGAGCGATAT